ACACCCTTTACAGGGTCATCAAGCTTAAAGGCTGTGTCGTCTAGGTTGCCGAGATCAATAGAAAGCTCGACCTTGACTGCTGGTGCTGCCATTAGGCACCTTGCCAGACAGCCCCAGAGCTTCGCTCGTAGGCTTTGATCGCATCAACAATTGATTTACCGATAGTCGCGCCTGAGCCAACCCCACCATTGACAGTTATGTTGTAAGTGTTTCCAGCCTTGCCACCGAAGTCTTTCATCCGGTCAAGAGGAATAACGGCCTCAGCCTGTCCACCCTCACCGATGTTGGCAAGGACTCCACCTGGTCGTGGCATTACGATTCCACCCTCGGCAAGTCTTGGGATTTGGACATTTGGAATAGTTGGTATCTGGACATTGATTCCGATTGCTTTACCAGCACCCAAAACTCTGTTGATAAGGGTTAGTAGTCCATTGACACCAGCAATGATGAAGTTGATGTAGCCCTCGATAAACCCAAGCACCCCATTGAGTGCGCCTCTTGCGATACCACCTAGAGTGTCAAACACAGCAGCAAAGAAACTACCGATTTGGTTTAGGGCTGTCTTGAAACCAATGACAAAGTTAGCAAGCCAAGTACCGATGTCTTTGAATAGCTTGTCCCAGCCACCATAGAGCTTGACCAAGTAGTCAATCAAGATAACAAGTCCAGTTGCCAAAGCAGCAACTAGGGTAATAGTCTTAACAATCGGGTTGGCGTTTAGGGCAAAGTTTACAGCCAAGATTGATACAGCTAAGGCAGCAAAGATACCGGCAAGCACGGTAAAGACACCAGAGTTCTCACCGACATAATTGAAGAAAGCAACAACCAATGGTGTAACAGCGGTAAGGATTGGAATCAAGGCAGTACCAATAGATTCTGCCATCTCTCCAAAAGCAATACTCATCTTGGCTGAGTCAGTTGCGGTTGCCTCGGCAGCTCCACCAAATTGAGTTTCAAGCTCGTCAAGTATCATGTTTTGCGCGCTTAAGGTATCTCCAGCAGCTACAAAAGTTCTAATGCTCTTTTCTTGCTCATCGCTAAATAGAACACCAGCCCTTCGGAGAGCTGTCAGACCCAAAATTGGATCCTGCAAAGCCTTACCAAGTCGGACTGCGTTTTCCTCGCCTGATCCACCTAATACTGCTGCCATGTCAAAAGCCGATATTGTTGCCCTGTCAAAAGCACCACCAGCCACATCAGCGGTTGCGGCTAATTCCTTGAAGGTTAGAAGCTGTGCCTGTGTTGACTTGATTAGCTCATCGTCAACAGCAATCTTGTTCATTGTTTCATCGGCAAAGGCTTTGAGTCTGTCGGTTACACCTTTAGTGTTAGCACCAAACAAGCCCATTGATTGAGCAACGCTGTCAAGCCTGTTGTTAGCAACCTGAGCTTCCTCGGCTGCCCTCAATGCACCGACAGCCAAACCTGATAAAGCCGTAAGACCAATCATTGCGGCAGGGGCTAGGGTCTTTGATACAGCTCCGATTTTCTCCATAGGAGTTTTTAGCCGGTCAAGCTCTCTAGTTAGCTTGTCAAAGCCTGATCCATTGAAGTTGCTGAGGATATTAATATTGATTGACATTATTTACTCACCTGCGCGATGTTGCGGTTTACCTTGTCCATGTATTCCTGGACACCAGATAGAACGCTTTGCTGGATCATTGGCAACTGACCCTCAGCCTCTGACCAGATGTAGCGAGATGGTCTGCGACCTAGTGCGCTAATCATTGACTTACCTTGGGTGGTAACTGTGTGCCGTCTGCGAGTGCCACGCCAGTCATAGAACTCTGTAACAGGCTTTCTGACCTGATTCTTTTTACCAGCCATGTCAGCGATGTTGAAGGCAGCTCCACCGAACTTGACAGATAGTAAAGGTGTTGCACCTGTTGCACCCTTACGAGCATTGCGACCAGATACCTCAGTCTTGAAAGTGCCTGGCTTCCAAGCTGTGCGACCTCGGTGGTTTCTAAAGCCTGAGATTGGCGCGGTCATGGGAGAACTCATAATCACGCGATTACCCAGGATGTCACCGGTGCGCTTCATGTGTGCGCGGATAGCAAAGAACAGGTCTTGGTCAACCTTACGGATCTCGGCAAGGGTTTCCCTAATGCCGTAGACCTCGACTGACTGGCTTACTTTCATTTTCTACCTACGCTTATTCATGGCTTCTGATTTACCCTTCAGATACATCTGCATGGTAAACAGCATCCGTTCGGATTCCTGCATCAGCACCGATGGTGCAATCCCTGTTTCACAAGCTAAGGCTGCAATAAAAAGGTGGGCACTTTTATCGCCCAGCCCCTTTATTCCTTTACTTTTGGGTTTGTGTCGTCACCCTCGATGTTCTCAAGGGTATCCACAAAGTCCTCAAAGCTCTTGTCAGTTTGCTTCTTACGGCGTAGGGCGTTCCAAACAATGTAGGCAAGGTAAGTCAGGCGTGGGTCTTTCTGAATTGTTGTTACGGCTAGGTTGAACTTATCCTCGAAGGCGATGAAGTCCGGTGTGCCACAAACAACTGATTCCTTAGAACCATTGGTGAACTCAACTTTGAAAGGGATTTGCATTAGCTTACGCCGTTGCTCTGGTTAGTGCTCCCGTTAGCGGCCACGATACGGATACTGTTGCTAGATCTCCGACTGTGGAAGCGTAGGGGGTGTACTGGGTTACAAGGAAGGTTCCGGTGTAGCTAGGGTTGCTTGAGGTAACTGTGCCTGAAGTTGGGATAACAGTTACAGTTGCGTTGGTTCCTAGTAGAGGCCAAAGGATTGAGTCAAGTGCGCCAGCTGCGAAGTCCTGGTGAAACTCTAGTGTGATTGAACCGGACTTTAGTCCAGCAATCCTAGTGCGCCACTCAGAGCCAAAGGCTGTGGTTTCCTGCTCGTCAATTTCGATTGGTAGTTCAACGGAAGCAAGGGATGAGCTTACAGTTCCGCCATTGATGGTGACTTTATAGTCGGTTGCTACGAATTTTGCCAATTTATGTTTCTCCTAATCGGCAAATACATCAACAGCAAATTCAGCCGCTAAGTAAGTGCCCTCATTCATTTGGATGGGTGTGTAATTTGTCATTTCAGTCACTCGGCAGTCATAGGCTTTGCTACCAAGTGTCCTATCTGATTCTACTGCGTTCTTGATACTTGAGTTGCCTGTGCTAGAGCAGAAGGCATCAAGGGATCTCTGCGCGTACTTTTCTGCTGCCCTGCCAACAATGACAACAACAGAAAATCGGTAAAGCGTAAGACCCTTATTGAAGGCTTGGTTGTAGTCCACAGTCGTTGGTCTGACCAAGGCAATCGGTGGGTTTGGGTTATCAGGCATTTCTGCGCTAGTGCGTAGTCCAGTAATTGTGCCAAGGTTGGTTGCGATGCCAGTTCTTAGCTCACTAATAAGTGCCACTATGCAAACCTAATTCTGCGGTAAGGGCTCACTAGCTGTGCGACATCTGGGTCGAGCTGGTTGCTGACTCGCATGATTCCGATGTCTGAGATACCTGCCACACCTAGAGGGCTGTCTAGTCGCTTGTAGATTCGGCTGGACTGGATTACACAGGCTTGGGTTACAGCGATTGGGACTGCTGACCAACCCCAAGTGCCGGTGACCTGGACAGTTGCCTCACCTTCCCATTGGGTAAACAAGTAGTCACCAACAGCGCGGATGTGAGTGTATGAAGTAGGCAAGCCGTCAACTCTGCCGTTTAGTGGCTCAAGCTGGTAATCGTCTGCTGTCCAAAGTTGGTCAAAGGTTCCATCATCATCTGACTTGGTTCTTAGTGTTGTCAGCGTGATTAGATCATCAATCTCAACTTGTAAGTAATCCATTGGGGTAAAGATTCTGGTAGCTGTGCCGAGAGCTGAGAAGCTGCGATTGGTGTATCCGTCAATAGCTCTTGAGCCTGACTCGATAGCCATCTCCAGCAAAGCGTCATCAACTGTGTCTGTGATTCTTAGTGCTGCCTTGACTTGATTTAGTGAGGCATAGCCTTGAGTAATTGCCATAATGTTCTCTATTCTACTGAATCAAAAGGATACTAATAAGGCTAGTCCCAAGAGTTCTCTCGCCTTATCTTTAGCGACCACTCGCCACCATTGAGGTTGTTTTCAGCTCGTCTTTCCTCGTAAAGTCTTTGGTTTATTGAAAAGGTGCGAGCGTTCTTAGGGCCATAGCCAGCAGCAATAGTAGAGCTGTTGTTGTGGTGGATTGTGGCATGGATACGCTTTTTGGGTATGCCATGTGCATCAATAATTCTTTCATAATCATTGTCATCAAAGTAGAGTGGGTGAAACAACTCGCTAGCTAGTCCAGCCTTTAGAACTACTCCCTCACCGATAGCAACAAACGCCCAGTCAGGAACGGCATCGGTAAAGTTCAAAGCCTCGGTGTCAACCTCGTTCGCAATCTTTTCTAAAGCACCAGGCTCGCACCAAGTATCCTCACTAGCAAAGACCCAATACTTAGCGTGTGGTGTTGCCTTGGTAACAAAGTTCATCGCTGCTACTGGGCCAACACCAAAGGGAACAGGTATCAGCCAGAGGTTCTTTACTATGTCTGGCTTGACTGGCTTGAACTCTTGCTTGCCAGAATTATCAACAATGACAAGATGCTCAACTGGGTAGTCAATAGAGTCAATCATTCTTTGGGCTAGATCGTGCCTAGCGTAAGTTGGGAAGGCTAATACAGGAATCATTTGAGCAACTTTCTAAGAATTGGCATCCAGCTATTTTCCCATACCTTTTCAACATCAAACTGGCTGGCAAAGTCTATGGCTATCTGTGAAGTGCCACGCTCTGCCTTGTAAGACTCCTCTAGGGCATTGACCAAGCTACCTACATTCGGTGTCATCCACCAAGCGTCTTGCCCAGCATCCCAACTTAGCTGTCCATCAACTAGCCAAGAGTCAGGGCTGATTAGGTCAGGGGTTGCTGCCCAGTTAGAACCGATTACCCTAGTGCCACAAGCCTGAGCCTCAACGCTAGGAACGCCAAAACCTTCACCCAAGCTAGGTGCCAGCAAGACATCCATGCGAGTGTAAAGGGCAGCAAGGTCAGGCTGAGCTAGTCCGAATCTGTAATCGTTAGGGTTAGGAAAGATGACCTGCTCTTTAGGTATCCCAACTGAGTTCAAGATGTTTAGCAAGTTCCAGCCACCAGCTTGACCCATAGCATCGGTGTGCAGATAAAGCACAGCATCTGGGTGCTTCTTAGCAAACAAGCTAAAGGCAAGGATTAGCTCACCATAGGCTTTGCGGTGTACTAGACCTGATGCTTTGTTAGCGGCAACAACACCGACTAGGAACTGGTCTGGCTCTAGTCCCATGTAGGCGTTTATTTCATGTCTGCCTATCTTGCTTGTTGGCTTGTAAACCTTGGTGTCAATCGCGTGAGGTGCGTACTCACACTCGATACCCTTTTCAGTTAGCTGTCTAACGCCATGAGGTGACATTGCGATTGGGGTGACATTCTCTTTGCGTAGAAACTTCTCAACGCCTGGTGGGAGAGTCACATGGTCGAGTGGTGTCCAAGCTGCGATTGGGAAGTCATCATAAAGCTTTGACTTCATAACCCAGACATCGTAAAGGCTGATAAATAGATTGGGCTTATTGTGTTGAGAGATGAAAGTTTTGTGATCTACTGGACCAGAATCATTTGAGTAGAGGTCTAGCCCTCTTGGGTAGTGTGGCACCTTGCCGTAAGGGGTTGTGATTGTGCTGGGTATTCCCTCAAGTCCATAGTTGGACAGCATGGCGACATCAAGACCAGAACGCTTGAGTCGGTCAACCAGCATTGTGGCCTGTTGTCCGTATCCGGTTGGTGCGTTGTAGCTATTGGACCAGACGCTTACAGCTCCAGTCAGTTTCTCTTTATTCGTAGGCATACTTCATAATAGCAAAAAAAGACAGTGGGCCACAGTCCTACGCTCTGTGACCCACGTCCCCTTTAGTTTACTTGGTAGCTGGTAAGCTAGAAAAAGACCCCTGCGATGCAGAAACATCCAGGGGCATGAGCAGACTTACAAGGAGTCCACTATGACCGAGTATAAGGCTTGTAGTAAGTGCAAGCAAGTAAAGCCGACATCTGAGTTCGGCAAACACAAAGGTAGCCCACTAGGGCTGTATTCACAATGCCAATTATGTAGAAGATTAGCAAGAGCTGAGTATCGTCAAAGAAACGCTGACTCAATAAAAATACAACAACAAGATAACTACAATCGAAACAAAGAAAAGCGTAAGGCTTCCGTTTCAGCTTGGCAAAAGGCAAATCCCGATAAGTTTAAGCAATACCAAAGCATTTCTAAAAAGAGGAACAAGGAATCTATTGCTGCCGATTCTAGGCGTAGAAATGCAAGGCGTAAATCAAATGGTGTTTTTACAATAGCTAAAAAAGAGCTAATCAAACTCAATCAAGGGCCATGTTTCTATTGCGGATCAATAGACAGAATAACTGTTGACCATGTTGTTGCCATTGCCAGAGGTGGGACTGACTCTATTGGCAATTTAGTTTCAGCGTGTAAATCTTGCAACAGCCAAAAAAGGCAACTGACAATAATGGAATGGCGATTATTCCGATCAAAGAGGAAACCCCCCAGAGCCTAAGCCCTGAGGGGTTCCTTGGATTCCAAATTGGAAACAAGCTTTAGCTTGCGCCACCTTTGAAATATCCTATGTGAGATGCGTGGGTTAGTCCACCATCAAGACGGATTAGGCCTCGGTAGGTAACTGTGTCAGTGTTGAACGCGAAGTCAGCTGACTGGTCAACGCGGATT